GAAAAATTAATAATGCCCCTACGTTCTTCAATATGATTTCCGGTGCGCAAAGGAAAACTACTTGTTTGTAACCAACTTTCCATAAATTTGTATAACTCTTTAGGAGCCTTAAATGGTTTTGAATTTACACGTTTGCCTTTGAAATACACATCGTTTCCACTACAATTATACACAGTTACAACTGACTCGCAAATTTTTTCTCCAAGTTGTTCTACAGTTTTTGCATAATCACTACCTGTAACCAGCCACACTTTATTACTATGCACAAAAGATTGAAAGTATTCTGCAAATTGAGGATCAATTTTTTGTCTACTTGGAGTTAATGTTCCATCAACATCAAATATAAATTTACTCGTCTTCGATTTCATAAGATGCCTCTTCCCAGTAATTTATTAAATGCCTAAATCCTACTTGTAGGACACTGTATTCGTTGAGCTCTTCCATAAATTCCATAATTTCGTCTATTTGGTTTGCAGTTAATTCGTCAAAATCATCTACTTCATAATAACGACAAACATATTCAACAACAGAATCTACAATCTCACGTTCAAAGGCTTCTTCCCACTTATAAATTTTATCCCATTGAAAAGTCATTTTGTGCTCCTATGTTTAACACATACCGCCTGTTCACCTTCGGTAAATGTTGCTTCTAAGACAGAACGTTCAATTGAACATTTGTTTTCAGTTTGATAAGCATCGTAGTAAGTGAGTCTAACTTCATCACTACCAATAAATGTGCTTAATACCACTAATATCCACATTGTATTATCCTTGCACCGTATAGTGTTTGTATTCTTTTTCTGCTTTGATACACGCACTTATGTAATCGGCAATCTCACGTAATGTAGGATCTTTTTGTTTTCTTGCCATATTATGTAGCAAGATTACCCAATCTTCTTTTGCATTCATACTTCACATACTCTTTTTCTAAGATCGCTTGTGCTAAAGCGATGGTCTCGTTTGTTAAAATACAGATCTATTTCACGCTTACGGCAAATATCCTTGCCAGTAAAGTCTTTGTCTCTATATTCTTCTCCTAATATTCTAACATCTATATCATACATTGTCAAGATATCTTCTAGATCTTTTTCGGTGCCATATGGAATAATTTCATCCACATACTTTACACCTTTTAATTGTGTGTAACGCTCTACAATTGTTTGCACAGGCGCATTCTTTTCTGCTCTATCTACACTTGGATCCATTTGCAATGCACAAATTAAATAGTCACATTGATCTTTTGCTTCACGTAACATTTGCACATGTCCTGCATGTAACAAATCAAATGTCGAGCAAGTAAATCCTACTTTCATTTATCTTCCTCCGGTAGTTTAATAATATTGTCATCATTTGCAATCATATGTTCTTTTATATCATAAACTTGTTCATGCTTTATCATGCTTATTATAGTATTAGTTAGGTCAACTTCTCGTCGGAGGTAGCCAATCTTGGTTTGTAATTTTTGCAGTTCTTCTAGATAAAATTCTAATTCTTTTTCTTTACGTAACTTTTGTTCTATAAAGTCTGTAATTAGTATTAGCTTTTGTTCATCACTCATTTTATCCCCACTCAAATAAATCATTGAAGGTTGTTTTCTGTTTTGTGCTTTCTAAATCATATTTTAGCACGCCAATCAAGTTATCAAGTTTGTTATCAATGATAACCTCTTCCATTGCATCTCCATCAAATGGCAGTTCTTTGAACCAATCTGGCAAACGCAATTCATCTGTTGGATAAGCAACACTGGTATAGCCCAGTGGATTCTGTTTTAGTTTGCAAACAATAACTTTCATACCATCTACAATATCTTGTGAATACTTATCGCCGTTCATGCGCTTGAGTGTGTTCCAATTGATGCTTGCTCTTACGTGTCCTGGCATGTTTGCTTTGCCTTGCTTTTCTTCAAGACGCTGATAGTGTCCAATCTTGTTTGCACGTTTAGGTGAACCTTTTTCAAAACCTGGACGTTCTTTGAACTCACGTCTAAAGTCTGTAATTGATTCTAACAGTTCTTTTTCCGGCTTGAGTTCTAGCACCATGTCTAGCAGCGTTTTCAAATAGTCTTGCATAAACACTGGCGTATCACTGCGCTTCAAGTCCAACCCCATAGCTTTAACTTTACCCAACTTGCCGTCTTTGTCTGTTCTGTTGCCTTCCAAGTCATACACACGCACTGCATAGCGTTTCTTTGTAATAAACAAACCTGTGTCTGCAACAACTTCTCTACCTGCTGCAATAACTTCGCTGCGAGGACGTGGACAATGAAACGCTCTTGCCATAAAGTCTGGGAATGTTGTGTTTGCTTGTTCACACAACTGATCATACAGTGTAATCACATTGTCTTTACCCCAAGGAATACTACCTGCTTTAATCTCATCTTTTAGCACAGGATAAGCACTGAAGTAAACAGAGTCTGTATCACCGTATATAATTGCTTTGCCTACGTGATCATATTCGCCTGTGATAATCTTGTTAACTTCCGCAGCCATGTGTTTTGCAATCTGCCTGCCTGTAAGTGTGGTCGATTGTCCAATGCGTTTATCAAAGAATCTACAACCTGGATTCAAAATAGCACCATACAGACTGTTCAAGTTAATCTTTTTAACAAGTTGTCGTTTATCCCAAAACGCTATTTCCGTTTCATTGCCTGCATCAATTGCTTTGCGCATTTTTGCTTGCAATTCTTTACGTTCAGCATACCAACGTTTTAGCAAACCTGGAATAACACCTTCTACTTCTGTAGTAAATACTGTGCCATTAGCACTGAGCATCCAAGGTTGATTGCTGTCAAAAATAAGTTTGTAAATTTCAGCACCACTCAAAACGTGACTGCTGCCATCTTCCAAGTCGAGTGTTAGTGCAACATCTTTGCGCTGTTCCATTACAGCATCATATTCAAGTGTGGCAAACTTGCCTTCCCAAGCACCCGCAAAACTCTTCTTTTGCAATGTCATTGCATCGTGTAAGAATGCATCTGTCAACTCTGGACGTATTTGTCCTACAATAGTTTCTGGCGCCATGTTCATTGCACGAATAATACTTGGATACAGTGAATTCAAGTCCATTGAACCAATCCATTCATGCACGCCTTTCTTTGGAAACGCAACATAAGCACCTGCTGCTGCTGTATTGCCTTCATGATTCACTCTGTTAGGAACCTGCATACCACGTCTGTGTGCTTCGTTAACAATAGCCTGTTCTGTAACTGCAACTGCTCCTGCTGTTGTTTGTAGTAGCACTGTGTTGTCGTGTGCAATCTCATTTGCAAGATCGATAAAACGCAGTTTCTTGTCTAGTTTATCAAGCAGTGCAACGTCTTGTCTGTTGTATTCAATAAACTTTTCAAAGTCATTGTTGTAAAGTTGGTCAAGTGTGCCTTCATACACTGTCTTGTTTTCACCAACTTCCATTTCACCAATAGCATCTAGTCTATATGTGTGACGTTCTTCATATGTGTATTTGCGATACAAGTTGAGATAGTCCATATGCACTCTACCAATAGTGTCATATGTTTCACTCATCTTGCCAAACTTTTCATATTCTCTACGCTTGGGCAACTGTCCCCACAAACAAAAACGTCTTGTGTCATCCTTGCTTAATACACGTTGTATTCTGTTGATAGTGTATGGAACATCATATCCTTCACTGTTCCAACCACTGTGAATATCTGCATCCTCAATCAAGTCAAGGAATGCTTCCAGCATATCGCCTTCGCCTTTTTCTGTATTTGGAAACAGTATGCACTGCTCACCCCAGCGTTGTTTACACATTGCTGCTGCTTCTTCAAATGGCAAACCTTTGGGTGGCATAGCAACTGTGATCAACATATCCAGCCATTGCAAATGCACTGTGATTGCAGTGATTGGCATAAATGGATCTTCTACTGGAGCAAAGCCTCTGTCTGGATCAAAGTCAGTCTCAATATCCCAAAACGCCACGTTCAACTTTGGTGCATCTTGGTTCAAATAGTTTTCACTCAAACACTGGAATATTGGATTTACATCCGACTCAAACATTTTCTTGCCTTTATTGATAGCAAGTTCCTTGCGAAAGTCTTTTGTATTCTTACATACTACACGTTGTAGTTGATCGCCAAAGATACTTTTGTATTTGCCACGTGGATCTTCATAGTAGAATGTGTATTTTGCTTGATACTCATTATACATACGCTTTCCGTCTTTGCGTTCTACACAACGGATAATATCAGCGTCTCTATCAAAAAATGCGTCTACGTATGGCATTTGATCTCCTTACCACCAGCCCCAAGCTACACCGTTGCCGTATATGTTATTAAAAAAGAAAACAGTCATTAACACTAATGGAAAAGCAAGGTTACGTTTATAATTAGTATATAGTCCACATGCTGTTCCAAAAAAGAAAAATGGATATATCCAGCGCATGTCCGGATCTGCTGCATTTATACTAAGAGAAAAGCTGGCAATAAGCACACTTATTGCACTTGCCATTTCTATATAAAACAAACGTGGATTTAGTGCGTGACTACGCTTGAAAAAATCTATTACACTACGCATCTTTATCGTAACCTGTGGTTGCAACAATAGTTTCTAAATCTTCAAACTCGTCTTGCACACGACTCCAGTCACGTTTTTGTGCTACCTTAATTGCTTTGTTAATTAGGCTTGTTTTTACATTTAATTCTTCTGCAACTGCTTTTACCGTTTCTTTCAAACCAGCCTGCAGATCTTCAATTTCTTGTAATACTGTGACGCCTTCACGGACAAGACGTTCTAGTTTGGCCTTTTCGTCAGGGCCATAAACTCTATCGCTCATGCAATACTCCTTGATTATTTGTTATATTATAATTGGATCAGGACCAAAAGTCAAGTGTTAAAAACCTTTTTGTTATCAAAAGCTCTTTCCCACCCAAAGAACTGTGCTTTATAATCACTATGATCATCACTGGATAAATTTTGCCATTCGTCTTTGCGTTTCCAAAGTTGCATAGCACCCTCATACCAGTCAGTGTTGTCTATAATGCTTTCTAGTCGTTGTTTTGCAGCATATGCTTCGTCTACTGTATCAAAGTCTTGTTCAATATGTATAACTTCCATTACTACATCGTGTGTAACATAGTCTAATGAAAAGTCAATGCCCCATTTGGGTTTGATGTTGAGAAGTTTTTGCAGTATAGGTCGATTTATGCACACTTCTTGTATTTGATCTCTAGCTGCGCCTGCAAACGCATAACGTGTCAGTAGCATACAATGATCTAAAACAAGTCCATGTTCACTTTGCTCTATATCTCTATACCATTCTTGAACCGGAGCAATATGGAATTGTATCTCTCTATTGAGCTCGATGCCATTTTCTTCGTAATGCAAATGCTCTAAAGGCGTTGGCACTTCGTATCCATCTTTGTCAAAATCTTTGAAAGGCAGTGTTTCTACCAAATTCCTTTCAATAGGCTTGGTAAGATAAGCATCGCTGTTGAATTCTGGAAAAAGATTTACTAAATGCATTATTCCTCTGCAGGTCTAAATGTGAAAAGGTTTTCTCTTGCTTCAGCAAACCAATTTTGATTATACTCGTATAAGTCTCTAATTATATCTGGATAATCTTGTTTGTTGCTGCGATATCTGCCGTATACTTGTTCTATGTTATCATTTATAACATTAACAACCTGTCGGTTAAATGTCAACATGTCGGCAAGTTGTCCAACAGGGTTGTTTTTGTATTCTTCCATGGCATCGATATATCCATCATACATTTCTTGAGTAATTTCTTCACCTGCGGCAATAGCATCAAACACTTCTTGATAACCTGTGCGAACATCTTCAGGAACACCTAATTCTTCATCCTGAGCAAAACTTTCACCAATTTTTGCTGCAAGTTCGTCTGCAAAAGTATCTGTCCAGCTTTGTTCTGCTTTTACATCTGCAAATAGATTGCCGTCATAAAATTCATTTACCCATAGATAATATTCTCTATTTTTAATACCATCTACAACAGCTTTCATTAGATCTTCATTTGTTCCACCAAATAATTCCCACCAACGACCTTCCATACTGTCTTCAAATAGTTGTGCTGTTAAACTCGGAGCAGCAATTGCAGTTTGGTCATTTAATGCTCTTATTAGTTCTCCAAACTTTCCATCTGGATATGTGCCGTCTGTAAGATAATCAGACAATGGCTTTTTATCATTGTCTGTAAAGAATAAATCAGGATATTTGCCAATTTCTTGTTTAAATCCTCTGTATACTGTGTCCATATAATATTCAATACTATTTGGCATTGCACCCAATTCTTGGATTGCAGCTGATGATATATCTTCTCTATCATCAGCCATTCTTGTGATTAAATCTAAATCGTCATCATCTAAATCAGTTGGGTCAGGAGTTTCCTCTAGATATCTATTTGCCAAACCTTCATCTCGGTATCTTGCATCGAATGTTATATTTGCATTGCCTTTTTTATCTTCTGATCCATCTCCTACTAACCATATTCTATCGCCTTCTAACATATCAACAACTCGTTGAGTTATCATTGCAGGATCTGAACCGGCATTGAGTAGTAAACTTATTTCTTCAAATATTTCTCTCAATCTAGCACCACCTAGATCAAACGTTTCTCTACTAAATGGTTCTTGGTTAGTATACCACGGAACTAATTCTGGATATGTGCTTTCAATTGCATTGATAAACAAATTAGCAGCGGCTAACTTTGTATCTTCAGAAACATCTCTAATACTTGTAAATAGATTAGGAATTTCGCCGCCGCTTTCTGTGATTGCTTGTCTTAGTATTGCATCTTCTAAAATACAATCTTTAACTTCTGGTTCTATTTGCACACGATCACCTAGCAAGCGATCTCCAACAAGATATGTTGATCCTCCAATGTTTACAGAAACATTTTCTTCGCCGGCAAAATTAATCATGGTGTGTAGTGCTGTAGGTGCAATACGTCTTACATATGTAAGTTTAATCCTAACAATTCTAAAATATTCTTCTGTGGTTAGATTTTCTACCAAATCTGCACCTAGATTAGCATTTGCTCCAGTATCTTCTAAGTTTGCATATGCCTCTGCAATTTTATCATAATCCACTGCTGCACGTATTCCGTTTTGGAACACATATTCTACAATATCGGAATCACTATCAAAAGTTCTTCCTCCTGGAAGTATTCCTGCTAGTAGATCGTTCTTGAATGCTGCAACCAGTTGACGTGCATATGCTATATACTGTGTTTCGGTGCCTGTTGGGTCGTTTGCATATCTATCTGCATCGTCTTGTGATCCTTGCTCTTGTCTTTCAGCATCAACCGCCGCCCCTGCTTTTAACAATTCACTTGCAATATTTGCAAAATGTAGATATAGATGCTTGTGAGGAAATGCTCTTGTGGTTGTATCTAAAGGCGGTAAAAGTTTTACACGTTCGCCTTGTATATCAACAGCAAAGTTTCTGCCTACAGTTGATAAAATATTACTGCGGAATCTATCCCACCAAAGTCCAGGTCCACCAGTGATAACATTTATTGTTTGTATAAGTTGATCACGTTCTTGTGCTACTCTTGCATTATCTCTAGGTGGAGGGAAACGCTGATTAAGTATAGGTGTTATTATAGCTATCCAACCACTGTATCCAATACCGTTAACCATGTCAGCAAGACTATTAATTTGATTAACATCTTTCACTACAATGTCGTTTGCAAAGTCTATTCTTGCACCCATGCGAGCAATTTCTGCAACTACTCTACCCTGTATAACTCTTAAAAACCCACTACCTTGCTGATTGGCTGGTATTAATTCTGCATCAAGCAAATAAAACAAATCTTCGTTGTTGTTTATAAATTCGTCTACATTTATAGATCTTGCACGTTGAACACCTCTTATTTGTTTTACAATACTTTCTTTCCAACGTCTAATAGCACGAGAAAGGGCAGCAGTCCATACACCGCTTTCATCACCTGTCCACGCCATTTCTTCACTTTGCCAATAACTACCTTCTGGTCTTTCGCCTAGTGCAAGTCTGTGTCTTTTTAATGCTTGTTTTATTTGTGTAACTTGAAGCTCGGTTGCACCTAGATTCTGTCCTAGTCGATCAGAACCAGGATCAGCGTTCCTAAATTGATCTAAATTATTTTCAACAAGTAATAGCTGTTCAAGTTTCATTTATTCGCCCATTTTTTTATTTAAAGCAGCATACAGTGTATCTTTGATACTGTCAATCGATTCCCCAGCTATTCTTTGCGCATAGTCTGGATCGTCAAGTGCAAAACTGCCGCCAGCAAACGCATTTTGTCTTTGTTGAGGCTGTTGGGCCTGCTGCATCTGTTTTCTATATTCAGTTTCTAATGTTTTTAAATTGTTCATAAGATCTTGTAATTGAGTTTGTATAGCAGCAAAGGATACAGGGCCTGCACCTCTTATACCTAGTTCGTCTAATTCTTGATCTTCATATGCTATACTGTCGCCTACAAGTTTATCTTTTAATGGATGCTTGGTTCTGCCTGGTTGTGCTGCTGGCATAGGATCCTTGCCTTTTGCTTGACCTGCAGGTCCGGTTTTTTGTGTTTCATTTAGCGTTATACCTGCCAGTGCTGCGAAATCATTAACACTGTATTTTCTATCCATTTGCAACGAACCTTCTGGCACACTAGCACTTTCTGCGATATAGTCAACTTGTGGTGCAGGTGCTGGAGCATTGCCACCTGCCTGTGCTTTAAGTTTTGCTAAATCTTCTCTAGGATCTGTAGGATCCAGTGCAAATAATTTTTGTTGTAGTGCGTGATAATCCATTAATTTATTCCTTTTCTATTAGGTAGTAATGCAGCACGTCTTTCGCCTACTACATCAATAATAAAATTTACAGCTTGTCTGTGTTGCTGCGAAAGGTTAGGGTCGTCTAGCATTTTGACATATTCTTTATAATCTCTTGCTATTACATCGTAATCATCAATTTGGTCATAGTAATCTCTGACTGCTAATCTGCCTTCAACTTTGTGCATTGCCCTTTTAAGATAATTAGGAGTAATATCTTTAGGCTTCCTGCCAAAAATTTTAGCAAGTCTAGGAGCCAACTTCAACAAGCCACTAAATACTTCATTAACCTGTTGTGTTTCTACTATGACCTCATTAATTTTCATGCTGACTGAGGTAAACCTTTTTCGCTGCCGCTAGCAAAATCTTCTAAATCTGCTATACTCATGCTCATCATATCAGCACTTGCTGTGCCAGCTTCTGGCTTTGTGCCTTCTTTTTTATGTTTTAGTGCAATTGCTGCTGCTCTGCGCTGGTCTTTGCTTACAGCTTTTTCTCCTAGTTTAGTTCTAAGATTGGCTTTATAAGAAACAAATTCTTCTTCGCTTAACACAGGAGCTCTACGCTTTGGTTTCACGCTTTCAGCAGCCATTGGCATTTCCATGTTCATTTCATAGTCTAAACTATGATAAACACTGCTGATGTAATCTGCTGCTTTTGTAATTTTGGCCTGTTGCCATCCCTCAATGCCTTCTGCTTCTGAAACATTTTTAAGCATTTCGTGTAATTTTATTGAATATTTGGCTAGCTTGTATAGATCGCTACGTGCCATTTGAACTTCGTGATCACGTTCTGCACGATCGGCAAGATCTGCTAAACCTTCTTTGATTTTCTTTGTCATTATAATGCTCCGAATAGTATACTAATACTATTTATCAGTTAGAGCTAGTTGTTATCGCCAAATGCTAAATCGTCATGTGCTTCAGCATATGCATTCATCATAGCAATTAATGACTTGTATGTGCCGCTGTTTGGTGCTAACAATTTAGCAGCTTGATCAGGCTCGCCTCTATCTATAAGTGTTGAAAGATTTTGCAATCTATCCTTGATACGCTGCTCAAGTTGATCCATTCTATATACACCCATGCCTTTAACCAATACTTCGGACTGTGTAACATCTTGATCCTGATGTGTTATTTCGCCATACTGACCTTCGTTTTTCTTTTTCTTCTTCTTTTTAGGTGTTACAGTGCCATTTCTGCTTTGCATGTTTCCTAGTGGCATTGCTACTGCTGCAACTCCTCCGGCACTCATTTCGTTAACTGACTCTTTGATTGCACATTTATGATTACCATTTTTGGCTTGCCATGCTGCTGGGTCTAAAACAGCACGTGGGCTTTGTGAACGATCGTTTGGAGCACGACCTTTAATTAAAACAAAGTTCTCAAAGGTGTCTATACGACAAGCAATTTGATCTGCCCATTCAGAGTCAGCATATTCTTCACGCATACTTACAAACTTTCGCGACATATCGCCTACAGCGTCATCTCTTTTTTCTGCCCATTGATCAATATAACTAGGGCCTGTAAACCATTGCTTAACGTTATCTAAAAATCCTTCGTCAAGGTTACTTATTTTCATTGTATTCTTTCCAGTATTTTGCTCGTTCGTTTGTGCTTGTATGCTCTTGTTCGTGCTCTTTGTATTTATTCACATAGTGAGCAAACTCAATATCATCTATGTTTCCGTCTTCATCGACGCCAAGACTCGCTTTGCTTCTGCTATTGTCAACCGCAACCGTGATGCTTTTTTGTTTGCTTTCTCCAATTTCTTGGTTTTCTTTTTTACTAGTTTCTGCAGATCTTTTTGAGTTTCCATGCATTATCCTACCTCTATTGCATCTAATTTATCATAGTATAAGGGATCTTCCCCTATGTGGTCTAGTGCTATTTCTTTAGCAACTTCAAAATCACTGGTGTGTTCATATTCGTGTTCTATACCAACTTCTAATTGTTTTAATATTTGTTTGGCCGGAACACCGTGTTTTTTAACAAGTTCGGATATTGTTGGGGTTGGTTTGTCTAGATCGTCTAAACTATGTCCGCCTTCCATAATTGCCCATTCTGCTGCTGTGTAGCGTTGTTCTTTTACCATACCCAAATTATACAATACATTTGTGCTTTTGCCTTTGACTCTAGTGCTTAGAGTAGGAGGACGTCCATCTCTGTCTACAGTGTTGCCAAACTTGGCTGCCTGTGTTTTGATTTCATTTGGACCAACATCAACTGTTTGATTTTGTTTTGTAATGCGTCCTACACCTTCTACGATTTGGTTTATCTTCATTTGGTAAGATCCTTGTCGTCAATAGCGCCTCCGCTTACCCATGCTGTGCAACTACGTGATCCTGCACATTTAAAATGTAGAAAGTTACAATATCCTATGTCTGCTTTGTGAATAGTTGCCATTGCATCTGCGTTTTTCTCATCGCCTTGTATACCTGATTCTATACAAGCCCACATTTTGTCTGAAACGTCAAACGCTGCACAATTATTGCACTGCATGGTTTTTGCAGTTTTCTCATCTATTTTCCAACGTTTGGCATAATCTTTCCAATAGTTGCCAGGCTTGTCGGGATTAGCAGGTCCATAGTAGTAATCGTCAATTGCTGTTTGACGATTTTTTAAATTAACATCAACATCTTGTGTTGCTATTGGACAGCCTTTGTTTGCTGCTTCTACTATGTTCAAGTAACTTCTCATTAGTCATCCACCGATTGTAAGTAGTCGCCGCGATCAAAATCTCTAAGTTTTAGTTCTAAATCATAATCAAAGTCATCTGGTGACGCGGATTTTGCTGCTCTTTTAGAAGTTTCTGCAGTGGTTATAGTATGAGACATATTTTCAATCTTTTCGTCAGACAGATGTTTAAATTTAGGACTGCGTCTAAGTATTCTAAAAACTTCTTTTTTATACTCGTCAAAATTCTTTACAACATCGAATATGGCTCTTAGCCCTTTGGCTAAATTTTCTTTTATTGGCTCGTCAGTTTGAGCTGCAACACCTGTGCCAACACCTACACCAGCTGTGCCTGCTGTGGCTTTTTTCCAATGTTTTTTAAATGCTCTAAAGCCCATTGCAGCGCCTTTTAGCACAGCTATACTTGCCAGTGCATAAGCAGCTTCTTTTCCAATTTGTTTTACTGCTTCTTCTCTTGTCATTTCGCCGCTTTTTAGCTTTCTATAAATTTGATATATGTCATACACACTAAGAAATATACCAGCAATAACAATAGCTCTGGCTGCTATTGCTAGTCCTGCCACAACAGCAGGAATGAACACGAACTCGTTCAATCTCTGGTTTGCTGTGACTTCTGTAATTTTCATTTTACTCTAGCACCTAATTTATCTAGAGCATAATCTATATAAACAGCTAATTCAAAATCTAATTGTGTTAATCCGCCTACATCATGTGTGTATACCATAAGCATCATTTCATTGTAAAACAAACCTATGTCTGCAAAATGGTCTAGTTTCATTTGAGGTTTTTCTAGCATCATCATAAATCTCAATGCTTCGTTATAATCATCAAATGCTACACGCTTGTATAGATATTTTTGTTCGCGGACTTCCCAGTCTCTTGCAAACTTCTTACGTATTCTTTCAATTTGTTGCCATGTAAGTTGTGGATATTTCATTTTAAATCCGCCCTATATTCTTCTATATAAAAATCCATTGGCTTATCGCATTTTAATTCAAAAAACTCGCCATCTGCATTGGTTCCGCTTATGTGTTTTGGTGTTTTCTTTTTGAAATCTTTTACAATTATTCGCTTGGTAGCACCACGGTAATCTACTTCAAGAGTAAACCACGGGTTCCAACTGCGCCATATTTTGTAAAACCAGCGTTTCATATTAGAACATTGACCTTTTTCTATACATATCAGTTTTAGGAAATTCCTGCATAAATTTCTTTAATTTATCGTCCAAGCTATTTTCAAAGGCTTCTGGATTTCCTCTCTTCATTCTAAGCAATCTATTATATCTTTCAAGATGACGTTCAAAGGCTTTTTCTCCTCTAGCAGGATCTTGATAATAATTATCCAATCCTTCAGCTGAACCTGCATCATACTCGCTTGCTTGTGCGGTTGTTATATCTCCACCAAAAGCATTTTTGTATTGTTGTATTAGGCTGTTCAACTGATCTGCATTTGCATCTGGATTGTCTTTTAATGCATTGTAAGCATCAATCATTGCTTGTGCAGCCGCTGAACTGTCTTCGTTAATAATGTCTACATATTTTCTAAAAAATCTTGCATCAGTCATAGGGCTTTTCTCCTGTTAAGTGTGGTTGACTAAACCACAGTTTAAACCATTCTTCAGTGCCTGGTTGTATTTTTTTCTTGCGTTGTATACGGGCTTTTTCTGTTCCAGTTATACTAATGTTTTCTGTAGTATAAGGTGTCCAACCAGTAAACTTATTTCGTATACCTGCTAAATGTTGTAAATCTTTTATGTCCATTAGATGTCCGCCTTTTCAATAGCTCTTCGCATATCTAATGGTTTAGCGTTCGGAAATTGTTTTTTCAACATAGTCATATATTGGTCCGGAACTGATTTAGGATTGCGTCTAGTTCTTGCATACATTGCTGTAACTGCTGTCATCATTGCGTCAAAATTATCTTCAGGACCATTCCAAATTCTGTCCCATAAACTCTGGCTTTCATTCAAATCGCCTTCGCCTTTTATTTCTTCTGCAACCAATCTTTCTACAATACTAGATATATCAGCATCGGTTAGCAGTTCAGTTTTTGGATGAGGTATTTGAAACTTTTCACAGTATTTTCCTAACCCATGTGCAACAACATTTTGTAACGCTGTAGTATCTATAGGGTCAGTTGACTTTACAGTTTCAATAGCCGGAAATAAACTTTTACGATAGAATACAGGATCATTGCGCATAAAGACAACAAGATCTTCTGCAACATCAAAGTCTATTGGAGGCAGGATTTTTTCTGGTAAATCACTATTGTGAAAAAATTCTACTAATTTTACCATTTTCTACAACTCCAATATCTTGCTTTACACTTTGATCCTGGATTGTCGCAGTTGTGTCTTGCTCTAAAGCTCTTGCGTCTTTTAGGATTAGACTTTTTAATTTTTACACCTTTTTGTCCAAAGTTGATTTTCTTTACACGTTTCTTTCCACCTTTGCCAGGGCAGTTTACATATACCTTAAACTTTTTGACATCCCCTGCCATAGGCTTGTTTAACTTAACCTTACGTCCTCTGTATTCTGCTTCAAATAAATCATTTTCATCTAAACTGTAAGCAAGATATCCAAAAATTTGATGGAAGTCTTCGTTGTCTTCTAATGTTATTTCGTCAACATCGTCAAAGTCTTCTTCTACATCAATATCAAAATCATTATATCCCATGTCAAACAAACTTTCGGCAAGAGCATGAATGTATTCGTCAGTAACATTTTCTACTTCTATACCTACTGATTCTTCAGTAACCAGGAAATCAATATCGCTCTCATTGAGCGGCATTTGAAAATTATTACAAATTGCTTCAACAATTGTGTGGGGTTGATGCTTTTCTTTAATTATTACATTTATAAAACTCATACTGCTCGCCTCAATGATTTAAATATATACTATCTACTGTGCCATCAGTCCAATTAGTAACAGTTACTCTTACCCAAACATAATTGCCAGTGAAGTTATAGATATGTCCCCCATCGCTAAGATCGGTTTCTGTAGCAATGCTGGTATGAGAGGTGCCTGCAACACTAAACCAATCATCATCAGTTGGTTCAAGTGCTAAAGTGGCTTGCATACTGACTGTGCCAATAAACCCAATTAGGTTATATTGAACACTATGAAATCCGTCACTACGTCCGTAGTATCCGTCTCCTTTGTATTTTTCTCCTGTGATAGTTTCGGTTGTGCTATCTCCAGGATGTATATTTTGTGTTAAAATTGTTTCACTGTTACTTGGCATATAACTATTTATCTGTTATACACCAAACGGTCTACTCTTTGTATATTGTTGCCAACTATCATTTGTGCTATTAACAGTGTTTTGTCATCTCTGACAAAGAAATAATAACCCTTTACCCATCCAGACCTGTAGCATTCGTCTTTGGCTATTGATCCCATTTTTCCTAAATTTGGATTTGCATCAATCCATTTTGCAAGACTAGGTTCGCCGCGATTTTTGCCTAATGTAATTTTATATTCATAATCGGGTGGTTCATTTACAATAATTACATTGTTTTCAGCTGTTAGTATTTTTGCATCTTCTGGATCAGGTTCCCAAAATTCAACAAATTTGTGTCTTACTATATTGACTATCTTAGTTATAAAATCTCTGTCGTTACTGTAAAGATTTAATCTAAATGCTTCGCAACGAAGTGTAAATTCTATATCAGATGATTTACCAAGAAGCCGGTATAAGTCAATTGCATCATAATAATCTTCTACAGGAATACTATCGTATATGCGTGTATGGTATGCCCAAGGCAGTTTTATTTCTGTTGAGCCTGGAACAAATACACTGTGCAGTTCATCTAGCTTTACACGAAGATGGCCATAACAGCCATCTTTTTGTAATTCAGTCCTAAAGTGTCCTGCTAGTTTATTCGGAAAAGATGTTTTATATAAGTATTTGCCATAATGTAATTTACGTGTTTTCAACAAGTTCATCTTGCATTACCACCAACAGCTCGAGATTTTCATCAACAAAATCTATGTTAATATTGCCGCCATTTTTTAATTCTCCAAATAACATTAATTTACTAAGAGGACGCTTGATTTCTTGATCGATTACACGTTGCAGAGGACGAGCACCCATTTTACTGTCAAAGCCTTTGTCAACAAGATAGTCTAATGCTTCGTCCGACAGTTTTATGTTAATGCCTTTGTCTTTTACCTGTTCTTTCAAAGTCAACAAGAACTTACCAACAATCTTCATCATAACCGGTTTGTCCAACTTGCCAAATGTAATGATACCATCTAGTCTATTACGGAATTCAGGTGGAAAGAATTTTTTCAATTCACTATCATCGTAATCTCTATCCATGCTATCGCTAAATCCAATGTTGTTTTTTTCAGCTTCTTGAGCACCTAAGTTTGTAGTTAGGATAAGTGTTGCATTTCTTGCATCTGCTTCCTTGCCATTACTGCCTGTGATTTTACCATTGTCCATAAGTTGTAGCAAAATTTGTGACACATCAGGATGTGCTTTTTCTACTTCGTCTAACAATAGAACACAGTTTGGCGATTCTTGTAATTTTTCAATAAGTTGGCCAGCACTTTCTTCATGCCCAACATATCCTGGAGGCGAACCAATGAGTTTGCTTACACTGTGCTTTTCTTGGAATTCGCTCATGTCAAATCTTACAAGTTTTACACCCATGTGGCTGCTCAATTGTTTTGCAAGTTCAGTTTTACCTACACCAGTTGGACCCATAAACACAAACGAACCAATTGGCTTGTTTTCTTCTTTTAGTCCTGCTTGTGCAACTAGGATTTTATCAACAATAGATTCAATTGCATTATCTTGTCCATAAACAACCTTTTTAAGATTATCCGAAAGGTGCACAAGATTTTCTGCTTCACGTTCTTTGACTTGTTCTTCTGGTAGATTTACCATTTTTGCAAGTTCAAACTGTATGCTATCTTCTGTAACAATTTTGTTTTCAGTTTGATTTCGAACTTTGAATCTAGCACAGGCAACGTCAATTAAGTCAATTGCTTTATCAGGCAATTTTTTATCTGTTTGATACTTGATGCTCAGTTTTACTGCTGCTTCAATTGCATCTTGTGTAATTGTAGTTGTGTGATAATCTTCGTAATATCTTTTAACACCTTGCAAAATTTTCACTGTCATTTCTGCACTTGGTTCGTCAATAGTTACACGCTGGAACCTACGCATTAATGCACGGTCTTTTTCAAAATGCTTGCGGAACTCTTCCCAAGTAGTGCTTGCAACAACTTTAAGATTGCCCTTTGCTAATGCTGGCTTTAACATATTAGCCAAATCGTTTGCACTATTGCCGCCGCCTGCACCAGCACCTGAAATCATATGTGCTTCGTCAATAAACATAATGGTTTTGCCTTTGTTGCGCAGAGCCTGTAAAACCAACTTGAAGCGTTCTTCAAAATCACCGCGATATTTAGAACCAGCCAGCATACTGCCAATATCTAGTGTATATACATTGTATTCTTTTAGGAAGTCGGGAACATCATTGTTCTCAATTTTCCAAGCAAGTCCTTCTGCAATAGCAGTTTTACCAACACCTGGATCACCTACCATAAGCACGTTGCTTTTACTGCGTCGGCCAAGTGCAAGTGCAACCTGTTCCATTTCTTCATCACGTCCAATAACAGGGTCAACCTTGCCTTGCTTTACTTCATCATTTAGATGCGTTGTAAATTCACGCAATGCACGGTTTGCCATACCAGTGTTTTCACGTTCAGCTTCTTCTTCAAACTGTCCATCAAACTCGTTAGCCATATAGTTAGAAAATTGTTCTTTAGTAATACCACCTTGTTCGCAGATATAATATGCATAGGTTTTCTTTTCGCTAAGAATACTTATAAACACATCTGCAATATCAATGTTACTGCGTCCATTAAACAATACCTGTGTAAAAGCACGGTTCAAAACACGCTCTACAGTTTGTGTTTTACGTGGCTTGTATTTTGTTAGATCTGTTTTAATATCATCTAATTTAGTTTTTAGGTGATTTTCTAAATTCTTTTTAATATAATCAACATCAGTGCCAAAGCCACTTATAATAGTTTCAAATTGCTCTTCACACAACATACTATACAATAGATGCTCTAGAGTAACATATTCGTGAGATAGCTTACGTGCATCTTTTACTGCTTTTTCAAAAACTGCTTGTAGCTTTTTGCTTGGTTCAACCATTAACTTTCCTTTTTTGTTTTTTTAGTCTTTTCTTCTCTGCTAATTGTAACTTAAACTTACTTACTCTGTCAATGAATTGTATGCCATGTAAGTGATCATATTCGTGTAAAAATATTCTTGCATCTATATCGTCAAATTTTGTATCGGTATGAATAATAGTCTTACCATCTGAAGCCAGTGTATCAAACTCAACAATACAGCTTATTGGACGTTTGACCTTCAAAAGTAAATCAGGATGACTTAGACATCCTTCAACGCCTATTTCCATTTCTTTGCTAAGTCCTTTGATAATAGGGTTAATAACAGTTAGCGGACTTCCCCATTTTTTATTTAATACAGGTCTCATTACAAAAATTTGAGCATCTAATCCTACCTGATTTGCACTTAATCCTAAGCCGCTGTGTTTTTGCATCAGGTATATCATATCAGGAACAACAGTAGCAGGATGTATTTCATCATACTGCATAGGTCTTACTGCTGTCTCTAACATTACATCAGGAGCGTAAACTAAGTTCATCATATAGATTTTTAACCTTTTCTAATTTTTCGTATTCGTCTATTTTAGGTGTAACACCTTTAATCTCTAAGTATATGTTGCCACGGCGACCTGTCCTACGATCTGGTAATCCGTGTTGAGGTATACTAAGAATTGTGCCTGGGTTAGTTCCTTTTGGAATTTTTATATTAAGAGTTCCGCCTTCTAATTTATTAATGTTTACTTCTGTGCCTAATATTAACTCAAATACATTTATAGCACAAGTTGTGCGTAAATGCAACCTATCTCTTTCATAAGTCCTGTGTTTTTCAACAAGAACTCTAACATGCAAATTTCCTCTAGGCACATTTTTATGAGTGTTGTCGCCTAGGCCTTTGTAGGACATCACTTGTCCATTTTCAATGCCTGGAGGAATTTTGATTGTTGCTATTTCTTCTGTATTATCTCTAAGCCTATATTTTCCTAAAACATCTTTGCCTGTTAACACATCTTCTAATTTGATTCTTACACTAATTGTAATATCTAAATTCCTACGAACTTGCCGTCCTGTTTGTCTAAAAAAAGTTTCAAAAATATCATTCATATTTCCTGAATTAAAATTGAAATCGTTTTGAGGACGAGGATTGTCATACTGTTGACGCTTTGCAGGATCTTTCAGTGTAGAATATGCTTCGTTGATTTGCTGAAACGTTTTTTCATCTCCCCCACGATCTGGGTGATGTTGCATCGCCAGTTTTTTGTATGCTTTTTTTATATCATCTGGCGATGCTGATTTGTTCACGCCAAGCCTGCTGTAATAGTCCATACTATTACTTATTTAGACCCTACCGCTTTTTGTTTGAACTTGACTGCGTGTATGCTTGTCCGCCAAAGAACGCTGCTACGATAGCTGCTACCGACACAAAGTATGTTGCTGCCATTGAGCCTAACACTGTTGCTGCTTGATCTAAACTTAAAAACACTGCCAACACAACTGCAAAAGGATAAAGCAACATACCTGCTAATGCAAACCAAGCCATACTACGCTGTGCATCTCGCATAGCATCTTGGTCTTCTAACATCTTACGTCTAAACTCTAGTTCCATTGCTTTTTCTTCAGCGTCTACTTTTCCGTCACCGTTTAAGTCTGCAGGATGGTAATTACTTGCAGGTTGTGGTGCTGGCGCTGGTTGTTGAATTACTGGCGCTGATGGTGCAGGCGCGGGTGCTGCTGCTGGTGCAGGTGCTGCTGGTGGCGCTGCTTTGCTTTTTAATTCCTCAGGTTTTTTTCTTGGCATTTTTACCCTCCAATTTGTCTAGCCTTGCTTCGATTGAATCTATCTTTGCTGTTATTCTTGGATATTTTTTCCTCCAAGCATCTTCTGGCTGTTGCAACCAAGTTAGACCCCAACGTTCAACAAGATAGTCTACGGCTAAGTCAAACTTAGCGTATCCCCATAATCCTATTCTTGTTGTGCTTAAATATGCTAAAACCATAGCACCTGCAATACTGCCTGCTATGCTTGTGTAAATCCATGTGCGATCATTCGCCATGTTTTGTATCATTTCCCACATAATTTGCCCTCATCGTTATATGTGTATTTATTCTTTTACTATAGCATTATCCATTGCTTCTTCAGCTGCTTTGTAATAGTTTTCATACGCAACTATAATTTCTTGTTGTTGTTGCACCATAGCACGTATATCACTAAAGTTTAAACCTAGATTTTCATAACCTTCTCCTGTGAGAACAAACATTCCTAAAGGTTGTCCATTGGCAGTTAGTTGTGCTAATTTTTCTTCTAAATTTTCTTGGTTGATAATGACCCACTCAACAGGACGCATACGTAGCTCGTCAACTGGTGGCAAATTGAGTTCTGGCTTGTCTAATGGTTTTGCACTGATTTCGATTGTTTGAGGATTATTCCCCAGGCAACCCGACAGTAGCAGGACCAGGCCAAAGCCAAGGACACTCTTTGTTAAAAGTTTCTCCATCTTCCGCATTTATTTCTTCCTCTGTTAGTGGTGAACCGGACAGTATTTCAAAACACCTTCCAGCATTTTCTGTTCCGTTGTTTACAGCACGTTCGATTGAATCAGGTCTTTCTGCTGCTAGAAGTCCTATATCCATATCTGCAAGTTTGCTACTTAAACGACTATTCTGTCTACGTATTTCTGCATATGCTTCATTAATACGTTGATTTTCGGCAGCAACGGCAGCATAATCTGCTTGTAAACTTTCAATTGCTGCTTCGTTTGTTTCTACAGCAAGTTCTAGTTTTGCATTGTTTTCTGTTAACACTTTTATCGTTTTCTGTGTATCGTTGTAATACCAATAACCAATGCTGCCCATCATCAGTATTACTACAATTAGTATGCCCGATAGTTTCATTTTTTATGATCCTTTAAAATTTCTGCTAACTCTAGTATTTTATCACTAGCATATGTTTGCAAAAATCTAGGAGCAACACTGTGTATAGCTAACGCTATACCTGCTTTTTTAAGTTGCCATAAGAACCACCAAGCAAATTTAAAATGCTGCCATCTTGTCATGTTGACATCATTTAAGTGTGCTTGACACTTTTTACTAAACACTAGTCTTCTCCAAACATTATCGCTAGACTTTTCGGACCCATTACACCGTCAGGTGTAAGTCCATTTTCTTCTTGCCACGCTTTAACGTGAGCTTCAGTGCCACGGCCAAATACGCCATCAGCACCAATTTCTAATTCTTCTTGGACTGCTCTAACTGTGGGTCCACGTGAACCCAAACGGACTGTTTCGTATACAATTTTACTTGGCTCCCAATGTCCACCTAGAACTTCCATTGCGTGTTCGTAATGTTTTTTACGATCTTCTAATCCAATGTAGCCACCGTTGATACGTTTTGTTGCACCCTTTACATCTCTTGCATCTGCATACTTGTTAATATCGTTTGTATCCCAGAACCAGCAAGCACTGTCTAGCGCACCTTTTTTAGTGCGCACATAGTCAACTGCTTCTTCTGGCGACATTTCTACTTCTTCTCCGAATTTAGTATAGTTGTAGCGACCTGTAAGTTGCAATATGCCGCCGCCTCTAAAGCGCCAGCCATCACCGGAATCTGTATCGCCATTGTCCATTCTATTTGCGTAAATAACATTCGCAATTTTGCGAGGTTGTCTGTGATATTCTTGAGCATCTCTACCTGCCCTTTCAAAATATTTTGGAAATACAGCGTTCAATCCTTTTGCGCTGTAATTTAAGTTCTCGCTTAGAACTCTAAAGTTGTTTGACTCATGTCCGCACTGTGCTAAAAACATTGCTACACGTTCGGGTGTATCTACTTCCCAAAGTGGTAGTATTTCGCACATTGCATCATACCAATCTTCTGCTTCGTCGTTGCCACGTAGCAGTTCTATTGCCATCTCTTCTGTAAATTCAAATTCAAAATCTTCAACAGCCATTATTATTACTTTCCGTATTTGTGCAGCGGCCGCATCTGCATGTATTACAAGTTTTTATAGTTGTTGGCGGCTCATTGTAGTTTTGTAGCTCACTATATGCCGGCAATCCACAATGGCTTGGTCCGCCACAGTTATTGCAAAAGTTAGATTCTTTCAACGACAAGAGTGTGCCCTTTGTTTTCTAATGTTAATGTTTTATTACCAAATTTCATAACATTATAGTCTCCAAGATATTTAGTCAGAAACAATATTTCTGCATAGTCGTTCATATTGATTTTTTCTAAAGTTTCGTTTATTCTTTCGCTAGGACCAAAGTTTTTGATTTTCAATCCTAATGGATCTGCGTATGCTTTTTTAACAACCAAAGTATCGCCTATTGTTTTTATACTTTCTAAATAACTCTTATTAAAAAATTCTTTATAATTATCAACTTTGCTTTCGCTTATTGTAGCCACATAATCTGCAGGGTTTGTAGGTAGCGTTTCGGCTAATGCTGTATCGCTAACATCTACACTTGCAAAACTTTTGTGATATCTAAATTTAAAGTTTTCTATAGCTGCAATTTTTCCTACACCGTCTAGTATCTCCATTATGTTTTTACTAGAATGTCTATTTCTTTCCATTTCAACAAATACTTTGTAATCACCAGTTTCTAATTCACCGCTGGTTGCATCAGCATCTAACACAAAATCGTAGCCTTTTTCAATAAAGTCCACAAGATCATTTGCAGCACCAGATTCTTTTACACTAAAACTTACAACAACAATATCTTCGTCGTCACCCATTTTACTTTGGTATGCATCTATTTCGAATATATTTCTAACTAGATCTCTTAAATCGCTTTTGTTATATCCCATTATAATGTGCCTCCTGCTGCTAGAGGATCGCCGCCAGCTGCTAATGGATCACCACCGGCCATGTCATCTACAGGCATTGCACCTGGTGCTTCTAATGGTGCTTGTGTTGCAAATGCATCTTCTCTTTCTTCAGCTTCTATTGTTCCGCCAAAGATGTCCACGATTAAACTTTTTGGCATTTGTATTGTCACTGTCCATACAGGTAATTTATCTAATTTGCCTTTTTTGGTTCCTGGTCTTATATCATCTGGTTTTTTAATTTCTCTTGGTTTTACAATAAAACATTTTTTGTAAGAAACTTTACAGTCATAATCAACCAAACGCTTGCCTCCCATTGGGTCTGGCATGTTGTCTCTTGGCCACATAAATGTGCATGTAACCCAATGTCTTTCTATTTTAGGTCCTTCGACTAATTCGCCTGATGACCAATTGTCATATACATACAAACCTAATTCGTCGACTACTCTTTCGTAATCTTTCAGCACACTGAAAGCACGATCGCTGTCATATATGTTTTCTAGGTTTTTAATAACATCTAAAGTATCTAAAATATCAGTCATAGTTACACTCTCTTTATACTATTTATCTATTTGCCGCCTAGTGCAAAATAATTCACAGCGCACTTTATTTTTGTTCAACTAGAGTAAATACAAACAGCAGGTTATCCTGCACAGGAATAAGCCTGCTATCCATAATAAGGAGAACTTAATGGGTAAAGCGAGAGCTGCTAAAAAGCAAAAATATAACAACAGTAATGTTGTTAAAATCAACAACTTCCTTCCACAAAAAACTAGAAACATTCAACTTATTCCAAGAAACAGAAATCAAGAAACTTACATATTAAGCCTGCTAGAAGAAACCAAAAACATTGTTTTTGGAATTGGTCCAGCTGGAACAGGTAAAACCATGCTTGCATGTCAAGCAGCAGTGAAAAGTTTCTTGGACGGTGATGTAGATAGAATTGTGGTCACACGTCCAGCAGTAAGTGCTGACGAAGATTTAGGATTTTTGCCAGGGACACTAGAAGAAAAAATGGCTCCTTGGACAAGACCTATTTTTGATGTATTTCGCGAACATTTTTATGCCAACGAAATTGAGGGTATGATAAGAGAAGGTGTAATTGAAATATCACCACTGGCATATATGCGTGGTCGAACTTTCAAAGATTCTTATATTATTGCAGACGAAATGCAAAATGCAACACCTAACCAAATGAAAATGCTGCTGACACGTATTGGCGTAGGTTCGAAAATGGTAGTTACAGGTGACTTAGCTCAGGCGGACAGACTTAAGGACAATGGGTTAATAGATTTTATAAGCCATTTACGTGATTATGAAAGCCAAAGAATAGACATAGTAGATTTTCACAAAGGAGATATTGAAAGACATCCTGCTGTTGCAGAAGTTCTCGAAGTTTACGGAGATGCTTAATAATTAATTTTTAGGAGGGAGCGGATTTTTTGAACCGCTTCCTTCACTGTTTCTAAGCAAATAAAGTAAATATTCGTTTTTTGAGTATACAAAAGTGAATGTGTTTGACCTTATAGGGTTAGACATTTCGCTGTCGTGGTATACTTCCATTTGTATATACTTTTTTAACCAAATTAGTTTTTTGCTCCAAGTGCTTTTTACTGGCCACCATGCAAAACGTTCGATGATTGTTTGCTTAGGATCTAGTCGCCAATTTGCACCCATCATCCCACAAATGCTTTCTCTTGCACAAAAGTTCCTTGTGTTTTTTTGTTGCCTTCGCTAAATCCTAACTTAGAAAAATGATCTTTTAAATCTGTGTTAAATGACATACTACCACAAAGCATTATACGTTGCTTTGTAGGATCATCTATAACCACAGTGCCGTCCTCCATAAACTTTTGAATACGTCCATTAAGTTCAGCAGGCTCTTGTGTAACTGTGCTTATATATTCTATGGGCATTTCGTTTAGGAAATCTCTGTAACTGTCTTGTTCAGCATGTGTGCGTGTTGTCCATGTGACTGTAATATTTTCAAACAAGTCGTAGGTTTCGGGATCTCTTAGCAAACTTATAAAAGGTGCAATTCCAGTTCCGCTTGCCATCATTACTAGATGCCCGCCAAGTTCTAAATTTGCCAATATCAAAGTTCCTGTAGGCTTGTCTCCTACATCAAGTTCATCTCCGACCTTAATGTGCTGTAATTTACTTGTAAGGGGACCATCTTGAACTTTGATACTGTAGAATTCTAAATATTCGTCATACGGCCCGCTTGTAAGACTATACGCACGTTTAGGAGTATCGTCCATTCCTATCATAACAAATTCACCTGCTGTGAATCTGTAAGAATTTGGACGTTCGGTTCTTATCCTAAAAAGTGTATCTGTATAATGTTCTACGTCAATTACTTTTAGTTTCATACTGCCATCGGTGCCTTTATACTATCCATTGGATGGTATTCTAGTAATTTATAATCGTCAGGCCCAGTGTTTAACAACTCTTCTAAATTTGTAAACGTTGGCATTTGTAGTGTAGGACCTTTTACAGGCTTTCTAGTCAATTGCTCTTCGACTTGATCTATATGGTTTTTGTAGATATGACAGTCGCCACCAGTCCAAATAAACTCGCCTACTTTGTAACCAGAAATTTGTGCAA